CATTACAAACCCATTTTTTTGCGGATTTTCACCGATTTTGCACGGCGTACCTGCGCTCCTGCGCGATGTGATTTCATGCCTGCCTTGCGGATCGACATTTTTTGTTTGGCAGACAAACGAACTTTTCCTGAAACACGTTTATTGATACGCACTTTTTTGCCTTTACGGACAACAAAGCGTTTTTTGTACACGGCATCCAGGGCAGCTTCTTCAGCCTCATCACCGAAGGCAAAACTATCGATGTCTTCAATGGCGGCATCGCCATCAGGAAGTGATGTAGCAACAACCTCTTGAACACGGGAAGCAACATCATTGTCCCAATCATTCAAAAGTTTTGAACAATCATCATCAGAAACACCTTTTTCTGCCATGTAATCCCATGCTGCTTCACATGCCATAACCAGGACATTCTGTTCATCTTCACTGATTTCACCATCCATATTTTCATCAGCGATACCAGCCAGAAGACCGAACAAACGATCAGCAATACCTTCACCGGCATCCAAATCATCAGAACTTGTTTCTGCCCACTCCTGGACAGATGCAGCAGCTTTCAATGCAATATCTGTAGCCGTGTAATCAGCTGCTGGGTTCAAATCTTCTACAGAATCAGCATCATCCAAAACAACTACCGGAGAAATACCAACAGTAGCATTTTCGACAACGACATCAGCAGCAGTGGAAGGTTTTGGTTCATCAACCGGTGTTCCTAGCATCGGAGCAGGCGCAGAAACAACTCCAGGACCAGGTGCTTCCATTCCATTTGTTCCTGGCATAACAGTACCAGGTATCTGAGCAGAACCACCATCAGGAACCGTAAGGCCTGCTGAGTCATCAACAATCGCCTCTTCCTGCTTAGGAGCAGGCTTTTTTACCGAAGCCTTGTGATTGATAACCAAATCATTGATTAAGCCTGAAGCGGGTGTATTGAATCTCATGTGACTTATCCTCTACTTACTTGCTGAAAGTTTGTTGAACGTAAACAGCGCGGTTAGTGCCGTCATAATGAACAAAATATCCAACATCCATACGATCATCAGGACGCTGATTATTGCGTGCAACTGTTGCAATATATGAAGCACCTTCCAGTTCTTCAGAAGGAGTAATCCATTTCGCAGATTCAATACCTTCAAAAAGAGCTTTCAAAAAAGTTGCCATTTTTGCAATAGCATCTGCCATAGGCAATTGCAGAACTTCATTGGCATAACCTGCAACCCAGTCATCAACAGTAATACCCATTTCAGATACGTTGATCAATTTGCTTGCACCAGTTGTTTTTGCAGTTGTCAATGAATCGACAAACACATAGCGGGCACCAGCATTGTATTTAACGCTCTGGATAGGATTGATATGCGCTTCAGCTAAATCATTCAACTCAGAATCACTCGCAGTATATAACTGAGTAATTCCTGAAGATGTTATAGGGAAATTCTTACCAGCTACCGGGTAATTCATTGGCGGAACACCATCGGCATTTGTTTTTGCATTACGTGCGCAACGCATACCGATCTGCATACCAGATAAGCCTGAAGTAATTTTTCCACCATTCAGAATATCGTTACGCTTCAGTGGAGCCCAGTAAGCATCAGCATGAAGTGTATCGATATTAAGCGAAGCAAATGCAGTAATTGCTTCAGCAGGTGTCAATGTTCCCTGCAAATCAAGAACCAATTTCTTATTCTGATCTTTTGCCAATTGAACCAGGTAATCTGACATACCAAGAGTTTGTGCAAGACTATCAAGCATGATGTATTTAAAATCATACTCAGTATTTGCCAGTTGATCTGTCATGGCTTGTTTTTGAGAACCATTTAGTGCTGCTACTCCGTGAGTAATCAAAGTAACATTCAGATCGGCATATTTTGGTGTGCCATCTGTATTCAAACCATAACCAGCAAATGTGGTATCAAATTCAGCATCAGTAGCTACTTCAATTTCTACCAAATCACTTATTGCATCCATTGCTGAACCAATAAAAATAGTATTGTTGAATTCATCAACAGCAAGAGGATCAAGAGATCCTTCAACCTTAAATAATTCTTTACCGGTAGAAATATCACTCAGGATAATAGTCACATAGTTTGAAGCAATAGCAACATCTGAATCATTCAGTGTTTTTCTTGCATTAACCTTTACATTAATTCCTTCATCGAAGGCTTCAAGGTGCTTGAATGCAACTTGCCAGCCTGTTTGTTTGGCGGCATTAGAGATAATAGCTGCTGCTGATGTAGCCTCATCAAGAACGCTGCAATACAATATCGCATCATCGCTTTTTGAGTATCTAACAATAACAGCTTGGATAGCACCATTTTTGAATGCATCATATATCTGTACGTATGGCTCACCATTTGCACTTGCAACAGGAGAAACTGGTTTTCCCAACATGCGGAAAAGATTGTCTTTATTTACGCGGAATGCTTTATCAATACGACCACGCTTAAAAGAACCCATTGCAGCAAATGCCATAGCACCGCTTCCTGGTACATAACGTTCGGTTGCATCAATGATCTCGTTCAGCTGAACGCCTGACCGGGCACCGAGAATACGAGTAAATGGAACTGTCATTTTGATACCTCGTTAAATTTTTTCAAGTACCAGGATTTCACCGCGACCAAGTTTTGTATGAATCGCGTTCAAATCTTTAACGGCCTTTTCAAATATTTGAACCGTTTCCTGACTTTTTGCTTCAAAGTCAGCAGTAGACTTTTCTTTAATTCGGACAGGACCTACAGTGAGATTCATATCTGAAGAATTTTTCAGTTTGTATTTCACAGAAGGAAATGCAGGTTTAGCATTCTTCACTTTTGAAGAATTCTTTTCCTGAGCAGATGTATCACCAGATTTCTCCTGTGTCTGATCAGCAGTTTCCTGCTGAACAGCACCAGTAGAAGTTTGACTTTCATCAGCTCTGGTAGCGCCCGCCCCGGTGGAGGAGGGCGCGGCTTTATCATCATTCCGCGCCATCTTCAGTCACCGATTACACTAGGCCAGTTACGCTGATCAGTGCCGCACCTTTTGCAGATGGGACGTGTGGATTTACATTGGTAAAGCCACGAGCATAGAAGCCGTTGTTGAATTTCATGTCACCAACCATTGCCAATGGCAGGTAGGTTGCAGGAACTGCATCACCAAGAACCAATGGGCAGCGTGCAACTTGTGTGCTGCGACCTACGCAAAGGATTTGCGCAGTACCAGCGTTTTGATCTTCAGCCAGAATTTTCGGTGTGTAATACACTTCATAACGGCCGAACAAGGTGCCTACGCGGAAAATTCCTGGGCGTGCTACCAAACCACTCTTAACGAACAGTTCAGATGGGAGAGCCAACATTTGTGCCGCAACACTTTTTGTTACGTACATATGTGTAATGCCATGGTCGATCGTATCTTCAGCCATTTGCTGATCAACGATACCAAGTGTGGCAGAAAAATCTTGCCATACTTGTGCACGAGTTTTTTGTAACTTCTGGTTAGTCCAATCAAATGAGAATGTTTTGCTGTTATTAGCAGCAAGAGCCAGCATTTTTACCAGGCCAGCGTAATGACGCTCATTTGCGTATTGAGTACGCACAGCCATGATGTTTTCTGATTGAAGATCCAGACTTAATTCATTTTGGTACTGATTGCGGGAATCAATTGATTGATCAGCAAGTGCGCGCCAGGGATTTGCATACAGATCATAAGTCTGTACGTGCGTTACTATGCGCGGAGCCAAGGTAGGCTGTTTTTCATAATCGATATAGCCTTCAGCTTCAACTACTGTGCCGCTTGGCAAAGCAGGATCAAAGGCCAATGCGATTGCGCCGGTAGCAGTTGTTACAGTACCGGAAATCGCATAATCAGTGCTACCAATAGTTGCTACGCCTGAAACTGGAACAGCAGAAACACTTGATAAAGTGTTCGGGTTTTCATATGCACATGGGAAACCATTTACAAAAATCACTGTGCGTGCGCGGAGCAGGATCACATCAGCGGTAGTGCCGACTACAGCATTGATCTTGGCAGTACCGGTTGTGCGACCACCGTTCAAAGTGGCTGTAACACGGCGTTCTGAAGAAATGAATGCATCACCACTTGCTGTACCATCCAATACTGCATCAGCAGCATACGCACCGTAAGCAGCACCGGCTTTATGCGACACAATAGCCAAGCGGGCTTGATTACTGGTGATGTCTGCGGGAAGGTATGTGGCGAAAGGAATTGCTTCTGCAATTGCAGAAACGATCGCTACGATTGTACGGCCAGGCTGTGCTGACAGAAC